AGCTAAGGCTCAGAGAGATTTTGAAGCAGAGCAAGAACTTGACCCTATGGCAAAAGTAGCTAAACAGAGAGAAGCTTTAAGATTAGAGAATGAGGCTATCCTTGCAGACTTAGAATCTAAAAGAAAGTTATACAAGAAAGGAACTCAGCAGAGAGTAGATGCAGAACAAGAATACCTTAACAAGAAGCAAGTACTTACTCAAGCGGTTGTGACTCTAGACAAGGCTGAGGCAGATGCAAAGACAGCAACTCTTCAAGCTGTTAGCGGAGGTATAACGGCTTTGGGTAAATTGGCAGGAGAAAGCGCAGCGATGCAGAAAGCAACAGGAGTAAGTACCGCTATTATTGATACATACATTGGAGCAAACAAAGCATTTGCTCAAGGAGGAACAGCAGGGTTTGTGACAGGAGGGGCTATCATTGCGAGTGGTCTTGCTAACGTAGCAACAATACTAAGCACTAAGCTTCCAAATGAATCAGGCTCTCAGAATGTGCCACAAGGAGGAGCATCTGCACCTAGCTTCAACCTGATTGAAGGAACAGGATTGAACTCTCTTGAGAATAGTGTGAACGGTGCAGGAAGCAAACCCGTTAAAGCCTATGTAACTAGTGGAGATATTACCACAGCACAGCAAGCAGATAGACAAGCAGAGCTTAATAGTGGATTCTAGTGGGACAAAAAACAAATAAAATCGTTATAACAATATGAAAACATTTGAAGCTAAGTTTAAGAAAGGTGGAAAGGGAGTATTTGCTATTAGTTTAGTGAAAGACCCTGCCACTACTGAGCATTTTGTAGCTATGTCTACAGAGTCAAAGCTTATAAAGATGGCTAAGGTTGATGAAGAGCAGAGAATAGTAATGGGTTTAGTATTACAACCGAATCAATTAATTCCAAGATACAACGAAGAGACTGACGAAGAGTACAATATTGTATTCTCTGAAGAGACTATCAAGGACTTATCTCAGAACTTCTTTAAATCAAACAGCCAAAGTAATTCAAAGCTTGAGCATAGTGAGTCTATAGAAGATATCACTTTTGTTGAGTCTTGGATTGTTGAGAATTCAAAGGTTGATAAGTCTGCTAACTTTGGAATGAATTATCCTAAAGGCTCTTGGGTTGCTACTATGAAAATAGACAACGATGAGATTTGGAATGATTATGTAAAGACAGGTAAAGTACAAGGCTTTTCAGTTGATGCATTTGTAGACTTACAGGAGATTAATTTAAAAACAGAGATAAAAATGAACAAGAAACAAAAGAGTATTTTAACTATGCTCAAGGAGATTGTTGCAGGTGCTGAAGCTACAGAAGTAGTAGCTGAGGAAGTTGTTGCAGTTGAGATGGGTAGTGTTAAGTCGGGAGATTTAACTATTGAATTCGAAGGGGATAACCTTGAGGAAGGTACGGCTGTATTCGTTATGAAAGACGAAGAGAAAGTACAACTTCCTGATGGAACTTACTCTCTAGAAGGAGATAAAGAAATCGAAGTAAAGGACGGAACTGTTGCTTCAATGGGAGCTTCTGAGGAAGAGCCTACTGAAGAGCCTGCAGGAGACGAAGAGCTTGCAGTTGAAGACGAAGAAGTAAAAGAAGAAGAGCTTGAAGAAGAGCCTGCTCAAGACGAAGAAGCTGAGTTTATGATTGCTGTAAAGCAAATCTTAGATGATGCATTCAGCGAGTATGCTGAGTCTATGGGTGTTCAACTATCAGCTTTGAAATCTCAGATTGAAGAGGTTAACGGAAAGAATGTAGAATTATCATCTCAGGTGGTAGAGCTATCTAAAACTCCTGTAGCTGATGCAATCGTATCAACTCCTTCACAAGTAAAGATGAGTGGTCTTAAAGGAGCAATTGAAAGACACTCAAAATAAACAAGTATTTTAATTAATTAATAATAAATAAACAATAAAAGAATGGCAATTTCATCAAATTACGCAGGCTTTGAAGCAGTAGACATAATGCTAGAAGCACAAAAAGAAGAAGATACTCTAAGATTAGGGTTGATTACAGTTGTACCTAACGTAGGTTACAAATTAAATTTAAGAAACTTAGACGTTACTTTAGGAGTAGCTGACTATTCTTGTGGTACTACTCCTGCAACAGACGCAGTAGATTACTCTGAGAAAGTACTTACTCTTGCAAAGTTCAAGAATGAGTTTGAAATCTGTAAGGAAGACTTCAGACCAACGTGGTCAGGAGAGTCAATGGGAGCATCTGCTTTTAATGACCAAGCACCTGCTGATATTTCTAAGGCTATCGTAGAAAGCACAGCTTCTAAACTAGCACAATGGTTCGAAGACCAAATTTGGAACGGAGCAGGAACTGCAGGAACAATGGAAGGACTTATCACTCAGTTCAACGCTGATGGAGACGTAATCAAAGCAAACAATGGTATTACAGCTATCGGAGCAGCAGTTGATTCTTCTAACGTATTAGCAGTATTTGACGCAGCTACAGCAGCTATGCCTTACGCACTAAGACGTAAATCAGTAAACTTTATCGTATCTCCTGACGTAGCAGATGCTTACACAAAGCTACTTATTGCTAACGGAGCAGCTAACGGATTAGGTGGAGACGCTAACACAGGTCTTGTGTATGGTCGTTATTCTATCCAAACTGTTAACGGATTACCTGACAATACTATCGTAATCTTCGAAAAGAAGAACATTACTCTAGGAACAGGTTTGGCTAACGATGCAGATTCTATTCGTATCAAAGATATGGATGAGGTTGATATGAGCGGAAACGTTTTATACAAGTCTGTATTCGGTGGAGCTGTAGGATATTCTTACGGAGCTGAGATTGTACACTTACTTACAACTGTAGCATAATCCAAACAATTAATTGGGGAGGGTTAATTCTCTCCCCTTATTTTTAACTTAATACATATACAGAATTATGGCTTGTGATATCAATATCGGACGTGCTCAACCGTGTAAAGACGGCTTAGGAGGTCAATCAACTCTGTATCTATACAATGGATTAGAAGATGCGTTTACAGTTGCTAGTGGAGAAGCTACAGCTATTAATGTATTGCTTGATGAGGTTTATGCTTTCCCTTTAGAGGGAGACGGAAACACTCTAGAGCAATCTATGGTAGGAGACAGAAACACAGGGAGTAAAGTCAATACTCAAACACTAACTACAGTGTTGAAAAAAATGGACGCAGCTACAAATGCTCAGTTTAACTTGTTAGTAGCAGGTTACCCACAAGCGGTAGTAGTTGATAGAAATGGGAACTTTATAGCTTTAGGCTTAGATGACGGAATCGACTTTACAGTTGTAGCATCTACAGGTGGAGCTAAAACAGATATGAATGGTTACACTTTAACAGGTGTTGCAACTACTAAAGAGTTAGCTCCTTTATTGGATTCAGCTACTCAAACAGCTTTCAAAGCTTTAGAAGTATAATTTAGTTTAGTTTTTTTTTTGGTTAGTTAACCCCTACAGAGATGTGGGGGTTTTCTTTTACGGGACAAAAAGACTTAAAAATCGTTATATTAATATATGATAATCAATCCGATAAATACGACACACACACTAAGGATAATACCTAGATTCAATCCTTCTGATAGTTTAGTTCTAAACATCAAAGACACTACAACTAACCTAGATGAGGATATATCTCTAAGCTCTTATGCCTTTACTACTACAGGTGGTATTGAGTTTGATTTTGATTTTGAAGCTACAGATGAGACAAGATACCAAATAACTATAAAAGAAGGAGATGAGGTTGTTTATAGAGGTATATCGATTGCAACATCTCAAGATACTCAAGAGTATCAACTAACTAATGATAAATATTATTTCTAATGGATATTAAATTAATCACATTATCTAATTATGTAAGACCTGCTTTAGTAGAGCATAAGTCTAGGAATTGGGTTTTAAATGGAGCAAATAATTCTTTCTATCAATATATAATAGACAGGAACAATGGCTCTCCGACAAATGCTAGTATAAACAGAAGCTACAGCACCCTAACCTATGGAAAGGGCTTGGGATTCTCCAATGTAATCAGCGACAAAGTTGTTAATGATTGGGCAACCTTGCACTCTATCCTCAGACCTAGAGAGCTACGCAAGATGGTAGCAGACTATCAAGTATTCGGAGAGTTTTCATTCCAAGTAATTGAGAACAGAGACGGCTCTTTGAATAGCTTAACGCATTTACCAAAACAGATGGTTGTACCTTCTATTGCTGATATGGATGGAAGCATCAAAACATATTGGTATTCTAGAGATTGGACAGATATCAAGAAGGAAGAGAATGAGCCAAAAGAATTCAAAGCTTTTGGAGATGGTAAATCAGGTACTTCTATATACTGTGCAAAGCCTTACTCAATTGGGGATGAGTACTTCGGTACACCTTGCTATGCAGCAGGATTGCAATATGCCGAGATGGAGGAGGAAATCTCAAATATGAATATCTCATCTATCAAGAATGGTTTATCAGCAGGATATATCATAAACATTCCTAATGGAGACAACTACACAGATGATGAGAAGAGAGACTTTGAAAATCAAGTAAAGCGTAAGCTAACATCTAGCAGCAATGCATCGAACTTCATTATCAGCTTTAATGGTCAGGACGTAGAGATATCAGTGACTCCTTTCCCTGTGAACACATCAGTACACAAGCAATGGGAATTCCTAACTTCTGAGGCAAAGAATCAGATTATGACTTCTCACAGAGTAATCTCTCCATCATTGGTGGGATTAGACTCAGCAACAGGATTCAGTTCACAAGCTGAGATGATTGACGTATCTGAGAAGCAACTACTTAAAAGAGTAATAGCTCCTAAGCAAGACTTTATCATTGAATCACTAGAGGAAGTGTTAGTTCATTACGGTATCAATTTAGACCTTATGTTCAAGCCTTTGACACAAGAGGAAGAGATTAAGGAGATAGTTGAGGAGAGCGACTCTGACAACGTTGAAATGAGTTCTCAGTGTGGATGTAAAACTGAGTTAAGCGATGATATGGAGTCAATCCTTGAAATGTATGCTCAAGACGCACCTGAAGGGTATGAGTTAGGCTCTGAAGAGGAATATGAGCTTCAGATGTCAGCTAACCAAACAAGTGAGCAAGATACGAAGCTTTGGAAGACTCGCTACGCATTTACTAAAGGAACAAGCAAGACACCTAAAGGTCAGTCTAGAGCATTTTGCAACAAGATGGTATCTCTTTCAGATGGAGGTAAAGTATTTAGAAAAGAAGACATTGACTTAATGAGTTCACAAGGTGTGAATGGTCAGTTTGCTCACGAAGGTGGCAAGTACGATATTTTCAAGTATGGTGGAGGGGTTAACTGTTACCATAGATTTGAGAGAAGAGTATACAAAAAGAAACTGAATGCAGATGGAACACCTAAGAAAGGTGGTGCAATGCAACAGACAGACTTTGTAAATGTTAACGAAGCAAAGAGACAAGGATACAAGCCTGTAAAGAATGACAGCGATGTAGCCAAGGCAGAAATAGACAAACCTAACAGAGGAAGCTTAAAATAATATGGAATATTTATTTATAACACCACAAGAATTAAAGAGCACCACTATATTAGGTGGTAATGTTGATAAGGATAAGTTCCTATTCTCAATAGCTAATACTCAAATCATAACTATTCAAGCCTTACTAGGTACTGAGTTGTATGATGTAATCTTAGAAGGAGCAGAGAACAGCACATTGACAGGAGACTATCTTGAAATGTACACAAAGTACATTAAGCCAATCACTAAGAATCAAGCTCTATCTGAGTATATTAAGATATCATCTTATATGGTAACTAACGGAGGAGCTTATAAGCACGTAGCAGAGAATGCAGAGCTTATGACTGAAGAGGATATAATGCGATTAGCTGACACTTATGCAGGTATAGCAGATACATACATCAGAAGATTCTATAAGTGGCTTAATAAGCACTCTATAGCCGAATATAAGACGTATCAAGATGAGGTTAATGCTTCAAAGAATATGAAGAGTAGAAGTGGATGGTTTTTTAATGAGACATCTAACCAAGTTGATGACAGAAGACGAATGAATGGATTTGATAATGATTGTTTACCTCATTATCATAATAGATAAGATATGGCTCAATACGATTTAACAAAAGGAACAGCTAAGAGAGATAACGACAGACAAGGAGGTCTTAAGAAGATATACCTTACTGAGTACGTTGACTATTCAAGGTCGCAAGTAGTGCTTACAGGTCAGTTAATCACGTCAATCCCTACAGCTACACTATATGAATACGATGTTCACGGTGCTTCTTTTGAAGAAACACAGAGCAGAGAGGATGGAGGAGAGGTTTATTCTCAGAAACTATCCTTTGTTGTGCAAGGAACAAGGAATTCAGAAGAGTTTTGGAAGCTAACTAAGAGACCACATCACTGTATTGTAGTAGATGAGCAAGGGAATGGTAGATTTCTAGGCATTAGGAATGGTGTTGAAGCTATTGTAAGTGACAAATCAGGAGCAAATAAGTCAGATTTAAACGGATATACCGTTGAGATTGATGGAAAAGAAGACAATCAGGCTTACTTTATAGCTAATTTAAGCAGTAAATTCACAATAATTCAAGGCACTCCTGACGGATGTCTAGGTTTAGGATAATAAATAAATAATAAATAACTTAATAATTAGATAAAATGAAAATTTACGAAGACTCAGTAACGAAAGAATTGGTAATACTTAACGGAATCGAATACAGATACCCTGCATATTGCGAAATTCAGAGACAAAAGCAAGGAGATTTCTTAATCATCAAGACCATACAAGGTGTGGATATTTTGAATAAGACCTTATTCTCAGACTTACAAGATGAAGCAGGTGTAGCTTATGCTAGTTTTGCCGCTTTAAAGACAGCTTTAGATGGATACTTTGACTCTACTATATAATGAGTAGGCGCAGAGTAATGATGTTAATACAATCAGAATCCCCTGTACCTACAGGAGACGTATTGCTCAACACAGGATTCAGGCTATTGCTAAATGACAGTAGTTTCAACTTATTATTAAATGACTAATAAACAATAAAATGGCAGATAAAAAAATATCACAATTAACAGAGGTAACTAGCTTACCTGATAGCGCTAAACTATACGCAGTAGACTTATCAAGAGCTGTAGGAGACAGAGATGTGCAAATAAATAAATCAAACCTAATACCCGCGTCG